ACCATCCCTTCAATTTCGATTCCCGACAACGTGATATATTACCAGTGATGGAACTACTGAAGCTCAAAGAATACGAAGAACGCTCCTATGCGGAGATTCCCAGCCGTGAGGGGTGGGTGAAGTATGGCGACGACAACCTCTTCCCGCAGTACCTCATCGACCTCTACAAGTCGAGCGCGACACACAACGCCTTATGTACTTCTATCGCCTACATGATTTTCGGCGATGGGGTGCAGGCCAACGACTTGGACGCTCGCCTGAAGATTGAGGAGTGGGGCTTGGACGACGAAATCAGGAAGGCTTGCGTAGACCTGAAGATTCAGGGAGGCTTCGCCCTTGAGGTTGTGTATTCCATCGACCGGAGCACCATCTCCAAGGTACGCCACTGCCCCTTCGAGAACGTACGCTCAGGGGAGGTCGACGAGAACGAGGATTGTCACTGGTACTATTATTCGAAGGATTGGTCGGACAAGTTTGAAGAACCCGTCCCGGTCCATGCCTTCGACCCGGAGATGAAGCTGGAGCACCCCACCCAAATCTTGTATGTCAAGCCGTTCTCTCCCGGTTCCTACTACTACCCCAAGCCCGACTACATCGGAAGTATCGACTACATCGAGCTCGACAAGGAAATCGGGAAATACCATATCAACAATATCAAGAACGGACTCGCTCCTTCCTTCACTATTCACTTCAAGAACGGTGTGCCTGCGAGTGAGGAGCGTAGGAAGATTCGCAACGACATCGAACGTCAGCTCGCTGGGGCTACCAATGCGGGTAAGTTCATCGTGACGTACTCGGATTCTCCCGACAGAAAGCCCGACTTCGAGCCGTTCCCCCTCTCCGATGCCGACAAGCAGTACCAATTCCTCTCGACCGAGGTGTCCGACAAAATTATGGTTGGCCATCGCGTTGTTAGCTCGGCTATGTTTGGCGTCAAGACGGCAGGACAGCTCGGAAACACGCAAGAGCTTGAAATCGCCTCGGAACTCTTCGACAGGCAAGTCATCAAGCCCTACCAAAGAATCGTAGAGGACGCAGTGCAACAAATCCTCTCCGCTGCGGGTACTTCGTCCCTTGTGACGGTGCAGGAGGTTCCAGCCATCCAAATCCAAGCGAAGGAGGAATACGACTTGAACCTCGCCTGCGACTACCTCATCGAGATGGGGGAGGAGGTGGATGAGGACGAGTGGATTCTCATCGACGCACGGAAGGTCGACTACGATACGGAAGCCATCCAAGACGCTATGTGGACTTTTGCCAGCGTGCCAAGCTATGGCCGTCCCGACGAAAGCAAGCAGGACAACGAACTCATCAAGGTGCGCTACGCCTATATGCCCAAGGTCAAAGGCACAGCCCAACACGAGAGCCGAGAATTCTGCCAACGCATGGTGGACGCAGGCAACCGTGTGTGGAAGAAGGAAGACATCGAAGCAGCGTCAGGAGCCAACCCCGGGTGGGGTCCTAACGGAGCCGCGACATACGACTTATTCCTCTACAAGGGGGGAGGATCGTGCCAGCACTTCTGGGAGCGTCGCACCTTCCTCAAGAAGGACAACAAGCGGGTCAGTATCAAGCGTGCTCGCGATATTATCCGTGAGGCAGGCTTGGACCCTATCCCCACGAACGACAGGAAAGTAGCCCAGAGGCCCCGCGATATGGCGAACCGTGGATTCTTGCCGTCCAACTCCACCGCTCGTAACATCAAAACACCTCGATAATGGCACTACAAGCAGAGATTCTCTTCGTCAACCCTGATTATATCAAGCGCATCACCCAGCTCAACGGAGGGGTGGAGGATGCGGTCATGGTTCCGGCCATCATCTTGGCTCAAGACAAGTACCTCCAGCAGTACCTCGGGACGGACCTCCTCAACAAGCTCAAGAAGGACGTAAACGACGGAACCGTCTCAGGCGATTACAGGACGCTTCTGGACACTTACGTCCGCAAGGTGACGGTATGGTGGGCTATGGTGGAGATGTTGCCTAATTTGTACGTCAAATTGGACAACGGAGGGCTCGTTATTCGGACGGCAGAGAACACGGCAGCCATCGGCCCCGACGACCTGCACCGAGAAATCGAGAACGCACGGCAGAACGCACAGTTCTATACCACCCGCCTTGTGGATTATTTGATGTTCAACTCGAGTTCCTTCCCCGAGTACACCTCAAATACGGACGCGGACATGATCCCCGAGTATACCGCATACTATCAGAATGGGATGACCATCTCGATAGGAGCCGATGGGGTAGACCCTGACTTGGGTCGCCGCCTCTTGCGTACCATCCGATGACCCGACAAGAAAATATCCAACTCCTGAAACGCTGGCTCCATGAGACTTGCCCTCCTTCTTCTTCCACTTCAAATCTGGGGACAGGTAGACCTCAGCCTCACGACAAGCGAGACGGGGTGGACGGTGACTTGCGAAAGCGGAGAAGCTAACCAGATAGTGATGGGTATCCATGCTGTGGGATTGGACACGGCATGGCTTCCGGGGCTCTCTGATGTGTGGCACATCGGATGGGCCTTTGCTTCGTTCCCTGCGAATATCTCGGTGATGGAGACGTGGAGCTACGAGTTCGAGGATGTCTTCAACCCCAACTTCCAGAACCTGTGGAACCTACGCGACAGCGTATGTGTGGAGCTCGTCATCTGGCAGATAGACGGAAGTCAGACCCTCCACACATGGGACTCGCCCTACGGATGGACGAACGGACCCTCGGCAGCCAACGACACCCCGCCCTATCCTGACCCCACCCCGTGGAATAACAGGGTGACGGAGTGCTTCTGCTACGACGTGGTTGACGTGGTGTACGATTATGATACCCTGTACTTCCCGCAGTATGTCATCATCGTAGAAACGGAGTACGACACACTCTACCAAACCATCTACGAAACCGATACGGTGGTGGTGACCCTGACAGACACGCTCTATGTCCAGCAGCTCGATACGCTTGTCGTTACGGATACGCTCATCCAGCTCGATACGCTCATCCTGACCGAGACGCTCATCCAGCTGGATACCTTGTGGCTGACAGAATATCAAACAGACACCCTCTACCTCACGGAGCTCGATACCTTGATCCTGACGGAGCTCGATACGCTATGGCTCACGGAGACCGATACTATCTACCTCCCATTCATTGATACTGTGTTCTCGGTTCAGCCCATCTTCCTGTGGGATACTATTCAACACCACGTTGTAGAATACTTGGACTGCGAGACGCAGGAGGAATGCTTCCGCTGCGACATCTACGTCCCGAACGCCTTCACGCCTAACGACGACGGAATCAACGACAGGTGGAAGTGGAAGACTGATACTTCGTGCTGGGGGACGTGGGAGGTGTCTGTCTTCAACCGGTGGGGGATGCTCGTCTGGCATACCACCAATATCCACGAGCCGTGGACCGGGGAGGGAGCAGCCGAAGGGGTCTATACCTATACCATCTACGCTCACTCCCTGACGGGGCATATCCTGACAGGACATATAACCCTCCTACGATGAACATCGAAATCTTGATAACTCTCATACCTTCTGTCCTCGTAGCCTTGGGGGTCTGGGTAAACTTGAACAGCGACATCGCCAAGCTCAAGGGGAGGGTGTACCGCCTCGAGAGTGACCATAATGAGTTGAAACAAATGCTCAAGGAATGCGTCGAGGGCATCCACGAATTGAAGATATTGCTGGCAAAGAAGGGTCTCTGATGTACAAATACTTCAAGCTCAGCGAATTCGACAGCCCTGACAGACCCGGGACGGGGGAGCTCATGGAACACGACGTTCTCGAAGCTCTCGATGTGGCCCGTGACATCGCAGGCTTCCCCTTCATCGTGACCTCGGGGGTGCGGACAGTGCAACACAACAAGGCCGTCAATGGGAGTCCCCGCAGTTCTCACCTCTTGGGGTGGGCTGCCGACCTCAAGGTGGTGTCAAGCCGGAAGCGTTTCCTCATGATGGAAGCTCTCTTGGACGCTGGCTTCAACCGCTTCGGGATAGGAAAGGACTACATCCATGTCGATATGGATCCAAACAAAGACCCCAACGTTATATGGACCTACTAAGAAAGAGCCGCACCGTACACCAAGTCGACGTGAACCTCCCGAGCAGAGGCTCCAGCAAGGACTTCCTCTTCATCTCGGACATCCACTACGACGCGATGAAGTGCGACCGCTCCCTCCTCCACAGGCACCTCGACGAAGCGCGAGAGCTGGGGGCGGGGGTTTTTATTTTTGGGGACTTGTTCGACCTCATGCAGGGGAGGTTCGACCCCAGAGGGAACTATTCCGAGCTGAGGCCTGAGTACAAGTCGTGCATCTATGTCGACGAGGTTATCCAAGACGTAGGGGAGAAGCTCTCGAAATACGCTGACGTCATCAAGTTCATCTCCAAGGGCAACCACGAGACGAACATCGAGAAGAGGATGATGGTATCACCCATCGACAGGGTGGCACAAATCATCAACACGGCCGGGGGTCATGTCGAGGTGGGAGGGTATGCCGGGTGGCTGGTTGTCACGGCCCACAGGAACGGCTCCTCGAAGCGTAGATTCAATGTTCACTACCACCACGGATATGGAGGTGGGGCCAAGCGTTCCAAGGGCATCCTCGGGGCCGATATCGACCAGAAGGATTTCCCCGATGCGGACTTCATCTTGCGAGGCCACGACCATCAGAAGTGGCATCTGCCCGTAACTATCGACAGGCTGAACCATCACTTCCGCCTTGAGCAGAGGACGGTCCACCACTTGAGGATGGGTTCCTACAAGCAGCTCGGGGATAGGTACGCGGGGTGGGCTACGGAGAAGAACTTCGCCACGCCACGCCTCGGGGGGTGGTGGGCACGATGTACGGAACGCAACGATACCTATATATGGGAAGTCAGGGAGGCAACATGAACCCATGGCTGGGCCTTGTCTCACGCCTCGACGTGACGGAAATCTTCAAGACGAAGGGAGACCTACGTCGGTGGAGTGCGAAGCGAACCCT